ATGGAGATTGGTCGTTAGCTGAATCAATAACAACTCCGTTTGCATCCTTGGTTTTACCTAACAATAATGAGTAGTTGTCAGTTCCTAAATCAGCGATCGTAAAGCTTACTTCCACTGAACTAAATACCGAGATGATCTCAGCTACTGTATCATCGGCAAAAACATTTTGTACGTCTACACTTGGCGCAATGTTCGCCTCAATTGCGTTAGCAATACGAACCGGTGTTGCATACGTTTCTTCTCCTGTTACATCATCAATACTTACCTTTGCTACATAAACTGAATCTAAACCTACTAATGCCATTTGATTATGTTCTCCTTTTATCGTGCTATATTTTGTGCGGTTAACCGCTAAATTTCAAAGTTATATTGAGATTGAAAATGATAATGATTTTTGATATGTTTTTGTTTCAGGATTGAATGATTCAATCTCCGATATTCTCTTAAAGCCATACGGCTTCAATAGAGCTTTCGTTTGTGTGACTAATGAATTAATATTGCCCTTTGAATAAAAACTCATATGGACAGTGTGAGACGTTATGAGCTCCTCGTTATCAGCGTTCAATCCCGATGATTGACCAGAAGAAAAGAACGTAATATAAGTTGTTTCTTTTCCTGTATATTCGTGAAAAGCCACAGGACAAATTGGTGAGATCGTTGAAATAATCGTTTGATTAATACTCATACGATCGACCTACCAATAATCGTTAATGTGATATTTTTTTCTTCATCATTAATAACTGATTCGATACTAAATTTCTTATCTCGATACAAAATTGTCATATCATCTGTGATGTTTAATGACTTGTTATATCTCACAACAAACTTAGTAATATTTTCTGTTTGATCAGCTTTTGCTTGGCTATATTCTTTGGCAGAAACAGGAGATACTTTTGACCATAATTTTCGATATGAAACTTCTTCTTCAATCGGATAACCATCAGGATCTTTTCCAGTTCCCATTACTAATAATTCAATTCGCTTATTTAGATCTCCAGCGTTCATAGACCTTCACCCATCTTTACAATTCGGTGCATATCCAAAATTCCAGAAAAAGAATAAAGAATTTCTTTCGATGCTTTGTCATTTGAAACAGCTCTTTTTTCATACCAATGAGATATTAAAGCAAGACAAGCAATTGTAAATTCAGATGGAACTTCAACCATTTCAACGAATTTTTGATTGAGATAATTTTCGATAAAACTCTTTGCGGAAGTTAGCATAAGTTCGATCAAAATATCATCTTCTGGACCATCAATTCTCAAATAGTTTTTAATCGTAATTAAATCTAATTCTGTGATTGTCATTATTGTTTTTACCTCCTAATTCGATTCAATTATTTTTCGAACAAATCCGATACTTATAGCTTCAATATTTCTATTTTCTAAAATTACATTTGTATAATTTTTAATTTCAGTTGCACTTTGTGTATGAGAATAGAAGTAACAAACTAAGATTTCAGCCAGGATAAATCTGTAATTCTTGGGTATGAAACTATCTCGAATTGTTTCTAAAATTTCAACACAATTTAATTCATTTATTCGGTTCATAATTTTCTCCTCATCTCATTGGCATCTCCTATTGCCTGTTATGTAAAAATAAAAAGAGCCACCGAAGTGACTCCTTGATTTGAAAAATATTTATTAAGCGATTGTTAGTTTAGAAATAGCTTGATTGTTGTAAACTTGGCCATCAAGATATGCATCAAATACGAATCCTGTAGCGCCTTTCAAAGCGTTATCAGTATCAACGATCATTTGAAGTTGTGGTCCTTGTTTAACCATGATTGCGTATGATTGTTCGATGTTACCAAAGATAACAGGAACTTCACCAACAAGATTACCTTGATCTAAACTTTGAGAAACCAAGATTTCAGCACCAAAAAGTGTCTTTGTAGGACGTCCATTTACTGTGCCATTTTGCACGTAATATTGACCATTCGCATCCTTCATTTTCGATGCAGCATTGAAATATGAACGACTCATTATATAACAAGCATCAGCATGATATTCTGGGTGAACTGAAAGATACAAATCTAAAAGAGTATCTAATCGTTGAGCATCAGTTGGTGTAGCAATAACTGAGAAATTTGGAACTGTTTCATCATGAACGATTCCTCGGAATTGGTCAGCAGTATTACCAGTTAACATTGATTTTTCAACAGCTGATACAGTTCTACGACCTAATAATTCTTGGACATAATTTACTGTATTAATTGCAGCATCATTAATCAATTGATTGCTGACGCGAATCGATGCACCAACGCGTTTTTGTCCAAGAGTAATTTCTTCTAATCCTAACGTCAATTCATTAACGTCCTGACCTTCACCAACGAATCCTACTGAATCAGAAAAAGCCGTTTCACGAGGGATTTTTAATGTTCCCGAAACCGATGGGAATTTACGAGCTCGTCCAAAAATAGGAGAAACTTCTTCCATTTTGCGAACGATTCCATCATGAACATTTGTTCCAATCGTAGCCGTTCCATTCGTAGTATTTTGCATGTTTCTTTCTTCCAAGAAACTTCTGAATTGTTCTACTTCAATATCTCGAAGTTCAACTTTTGGATCTACATTACCGTATCGATGTTCTGTTTTCATATTATTATTTTGCTCCTCATTTTTTATTGCTGATATTGGAATATCAACTTCTGTAACTAAATCAATTCCACGTGCCGAAATAGTTGATTGTGAATACGCTGGATCTCTTACAACTGAAACTTCAAATAACTCAAGTTCTTCAATTGTTCTTTCATAAATTCCAGAAGCCGTAGCTTTCCAAGAATCTTTTAAAGTTCTAAATCCGAATGACATATTTTGAAGAATTTGAGAATCTATCAAAGCGAAATAATCTTTACCGTATGAAGTAGGAACAATCGTCGCTTCCATGAATAAGCCACTTCCATCTTCGGTAAGAGCCAATGATCCATTTCGAGTTGATGATAAAATTTGCTTAGAATCGTGTTCAGCTAAAAAGTGAATATCTTTTTTTGAATCTTTGATTGCACGACTAAATGCCCCTTTTGAAATTTTCTCAACGAAGCGTTTTGTAGCTCCTAAAACTTCTGAAAATTGTTCGGTTTTATTGACATATCCTTTTACCGTTAGCGAATTATCTTTGTTTGAACGCAATTCAAATTGTTGAACTCTTAGTTCGATATTTTTCATTTCTGATCAAGCCTCTTTTCGAATATTTCTAAAAATAAATAAAAAAAATAGGAGTGTCCGAAGACACCCCTGGTAACGAATTTGTGAAGCCAAATCAACATTAGAACTTCGCGGAAAAAATGTTGAATCAGATTCTCGATTGGAAAGATTAGAATCGGATATGGTTGTTTCGATTCTGACCTCATGGAACAAGATGTTGAAGAAGGATTTTGATTGTTTACGAAAGTAGAGATTAATCATCCAAAACGGTTATCCCTAACCAAGAAAGGAGGATTAACACCTGCCTTTTATTTAATAGTCGATGAAATAAATCATCGCCAAATTAGTTTAAATTTTATGAGTTAATTAAATACAAATAAAAAAGCAACCAAAATTAATTGGCTGCTTAGTTTTATCGAAAGGTGGTGAACCGAAACGATAATTTTGAGACGAGAAGTTTGGCGAACTTCTATTAAGAAAACTTCATAACACAAGACGAATTAAGGAGCTTCCTAAGTATTCTTTCGAATACTCAAATATATGTTTATGTAGATTAAATTAAAAAGAAAGAGAGCCGACAAGGGCTCAATTTTTCAACAACTAGGAGGAAGTTTCAAAATGAATAATTAAAAGATAACCATTCAGAAAAAGCACTAAACACAAAATCGCAAGAAAGTGGATAGTGCAAGAGCTAATAACCGAATCGGAGTGAAACTTTATCAACTCTTACATATATAATGATTACCTAACTACCGGACATTTAGCTTTATTAAGCTAATATTTAGAAAAAAGATTATTCTTTCATAAATTCTTCATATTCTGATACAGGAACAAAATAGAATTTTCCTTTATACAATTTCTTTGTAGTGAAATATCTATAGGCTGTTTTATTTGTTACCGAAATACCAAGTTCATGATGAATCCATGAATTAACAAGATATTTTGCTTCCAATCGAGCAATAATATTTTTATCTAAATCATCTATACTACTTTTCACTATCCACCAACTTTCTGTATAAATTTTCAAATTTAATACCTATAAAAAGGACTATTATGCAAATAA